AAAATTAACAGTGTTATTTAATGAGGAGGCAATTGTACTATTTTCTCCAACAGTTAAAGCATAATCATAATCAGGAACATAAGTGGTTCCTGAAAGTTTGGAAGGTACTTGTTGGAATAATTCAATAGTTGCTTGAGCTGCTCCTGTTGTTTTAGGTTTATAACCAAACATGTAAGCTAATTCATATTGATTATTAGTTTGTCTAGCAAATTGAGTAAAAGTTTCTTGTAACTGGTTATCTAAATAAAAAGACATTACATCACTAACATAAGATGCTTGTTCTATAAACATCATTCCTGGTGATGTAGGAGAGAAATCATTATATGAGTTAGGGAAATAAGTTTTAGAAAACTCAATTAATCTCGCCCTAACATCGGAAAAGTCTCTATTTAAATATTTTACGTCTCTGTTTACAGTAGCCATTATGCAAAGTCTATTTCTAATGTATCATTAATGTTAGTGTTTATAACACTGTATGTTAATGATACTGTTATTGTATTTGTATCTTCTTGTCTTAATATTTCTAAATTACCTATAGAAACATTTGGAAAAAATGTACCTAAATCATTAGATATTCTTTCTTCTAAAAAATCTAAATTATCAGTAGTTATTTGTTCAAATATGAATGCTCTTAAACCTCCTCCAAAACTAGGATTAAGTGGCCTTTCTCCTGGGTTAGTTAGGAAATAATTAATTAAATTGTTTTTAATAGCAGCAGCTGTTGTATAATTAGGTCTAAAAACAGCAGGATCACTGAAGGGAATATCTACTCCTACAGCAGCACTTTTATTAAAGTCAATTGGGTATATTTGTTGAGCATCAAAAGGCATCTACTATTTCATTAAATTCATTATTTGATTCATATTTACTTCTCCATCAGGTAATTTCCCATTAGGAGATGTTGTATCTCCTACTCCTTGTGGATTAAATGGTTTATTTCCAAATCCTTGAGCATCTCCACTTTTCATATTTAATCCAGTTTCACCTATAATATCTAAATAAGATTGTCTTTTATCTGATAAAGATAAAGATGGTGTTGAAGTTATAGGAGCTGCTATATTTGTTGTAGGAGTTCCTAAATTATTTTCATTTACAACTTGTTTAGGGGCTTTAATTGCTTCTAAGAGAATATCTTTTAATTCATCTTGAATGGCTTCTTTTACAGCTTCCTTAATCATTTTTTTTAATTCGTTTGCTTTCATGTTATGTTTTTTATAAATATTACAATATTATGCTTTTAAATCATTTTGTTGAATATAAAATACTAATTCATCAATTAATATTTGGTCATTAGAACTATATGAAGGTTCACCTTGAAGCATTATTATTCCTTGAGAATTTCTAGCTACCGCCCTTCTACGTTTTAATTCTTCATTAGTGTCTCCCTCTACAGGTATAACACTCATTTCAAAATCATTTACATTAGTTACTACAGGGGATAATTGTTGGGATTGTTCTTCTGTAGATGCTAACAAATCATCAGTTAATTGTTCTTGAGGTAATGCACCTTCTATAGCACATTTTCCTATGGCTTGGTCTAATAAAGCTAAATAAGCTAAAACTTGTTGTAAAATAGAAATTAATATAGTTAAAACTATTAAAGTAGTAGATGAAATTAGTTTATATTTTTTTAATTGTCTTTTTATTTCTTCAATAGGGGTAGAGGTACTACCGGGAGCACCTGGGACTGAAGAAGCAGCTATTAATATAGGGAGAGCAATTTCAGCAGCTGTTAAAGTACCATCTAAAATAGCGACTCCTACTCTAACACCATTTAAAAAATTATATATATTGTTTAGCGCTTTAACTAATTTATTCTTTTTTTCAATTAACCTATTTAATTCATCTAAATTAGTAGGGCAAGTTACATTAACATCACTAAATTGTTTTGTCAATGCCTCTGAAGCTTTAGATATACCAAAAGCAGCTAGTTGGGTTAAAACAGCGGGTAGTAAAACTGTTTTGATATTTGTTATTACCTGATTCATGGCTTGTTGTTTTGCCATTTCAAAATCAGTTTTAGATGCTTTTATAGCTTTGGTTTTAGCTTTTTTTAAGGATAATTCTTTATTTTTAGCTTCTTGTAAATCTGTTTGGGTTGTTTGTAATTTTATTACACCTATATTGTTTTTAATAATACCTTCTTGTGTAAAAGGTGTTTTAGTGACTTGACCATAACCTGTAGCAGATACATTTATATCAAATAAACTACCACTTGTATAGTCCCCATCTAAAGTAAAATCACCTGTTGTTTGAGAAGTTGTACTATTTCCTCTAGTATCTTTTATAGTAGCTCCTGGTAAGGGGTTGTTTTCATTGTCAACAACCTTTCCTTTAGTTTTATATTCAATAAATTTAGTTGGCTGTTCTTCATCAGAAGATACTATTTCAAGAGTACCAAAATCAACATCATTTGTTTTTAAAGTATCTAAATATTCTTGTCCTAAGTTTAAAGCTTCTACTTTTAAAGTTTCATAATTAGCCTCTACAATAGGGGGAGTAACTAATGTTGATGTGATAACATAACCTTCAGGAAAATTAGTTAATATTATTTGTCCATAATAACCATTATCTCTAGCAAAAAAAGTTATAGTACCTTTTACTTCACTATTATCAGCAGCTACTTGGTATGTAGGAGTATTTTCTGATTCATCTACTGGAGTAGGTTCTTCTTTAATAGATTTAAAGGTTAAATTACCCTGTATTCCATAAGTACCTTCTAATGTATTATTAAGATTAACTATAGCTACTTCTGCTAAAGTTTCTGGGTTTGATGAAAAACTAGGTTCTCCTTCAAAATTATAATTTACTGATATTCCATCAGGAGTAGTATCTTGAAAATTAGTTATGGCAAATTTTTTGGGACCAAAATCCTCAATAGTAATAGTACCATTTAATTCTACACCAGTAGATGATATAATTTTATATACAATAGAATCAGCCATTATACAGTTTTACTTACTTTTGATTTAATATTTACTAAGTCTTTTTTAACGTTATCTAGTATATCTCTAGTGGTTCTAGCTGTTATAGCAGTACCACCATCTGGAGTAGCAACTCCACCGGGCCATAATTGTTGTACTTCCATTACATCTACCAATGTTCTTAAGGCATCAACTACTTGAGTTAAATTTTTATATAAAGTTTCTCCTTTAACTAAAGGTTCAGTAGCATCTTTACTGCCTAATTTGATACTACTTGCAGCTACAATATAATTTTTTGAATTGAAATTTAATGAATCATTTGAAGATAATCCAACTGATTTTTCAGCACTTAATAAAATACTATCTGTTTTAGCATTAAAAACTAGTCTATCAGAGTTAATTATAACTTGAGGTTTAGTATATTGGGAAGGTATCTCTGGGGGTGTTTTATATGAGTTATAATTTTCACTAGCTACTTGTATTGGTATTTTTTGAGTTGATGTTTGATAAATAGAAGCTAAATCAGTGTTAATATTTTCAGTTATAGGAACCCAACCTTGAGGGGATACATCTATTGGTTGACCATTTCTAATAATAGTAATAGGATCACCATTTTCACCTATTGAAGACCAATTATTTAGGGCACTTGAATTAGATGGTTTAGCAGTACTTCCAAATCTTACACTATTACCCCATCTTCCTTGATATATAACATCACCTGCAAAAGGTAATAAAGGGTGGATATTTACAATTTCATTATTTTTATCAGGAAAGGTATTTTGAGAGGGATTTAATGGACTGTTTAATTCTATCTCTGTTGATTCATCTGTTACCCTTCTAACTGATCCTGCTTGAGTTTGTTGGTAATCTTTTTGCTGATAGGAAGGAAGATTATTACTAGGAATAGGGTTAGGTAAGGCATTTTGGTGAGGATGATTCCAAATACTTAAAGGTGAAAAATAATAATAATTAACAGTAGGTTGCTTTTCATCTAAATTATTACTAGGACCTTTCATTATAGTAACAATTTCATTTATTAATGGAAAAAATGACAACTGTGGGAAAAATGAAGTAGCTATTTGTGATTGAGACTCATTTCCAATACTAAGGGGAATATTAACATTATTTTCTGAAGTTGTAAGAGGTTCAAATACTATGGTTCCTATTCCATTCCATCCTCCATAATTATTAAATTGGGGGTGATTATTATTAAGAATTATATCTGTTACTCTACCATAGAATAAAATAGACTCTTCATTAAAGATACTTGATAAAGTATCAGCTCCTTTAATAACACCAGATATCCCAAATTGATTTATCATTACTTCTTATCATCTTTTTTAGGAGGTAAATTTAATTTATTTATTTCAGAAAGTAGTTGTTCTTTTTCTTCCTCAGAAATACCAAATCCATTTTCTACAGTTCCTTCATTAGCAAATATACGTTGAAAAATAGTAGCAACTTTAATAAGTGCTTCATCATTTTTAATTCCTAATTCCATATATTCTTTAATTAATGGAACTATTAGGGTAGCATCTCCTATATCTTCAATTAGGGGTTTTAATTCTGAAATTAAAGAGCTAATTTGAGTTTCTTTTTTCTTTTGGTTTTTGTAAATTTCTTCTAAGAGATCAGAATAGGATTTTTTCCCAAATATTTTTTTATCTAAATGACTCATATGTATGGATTTTTGTTGGTTATAAATATGAAAAGTTAATTCTTTTCAAAGTCTATATATCCAGTTTCTAAGAAAAATATATAATTTTCTTTAAATAAATCATATAACCTTTTAGCAATTTTTGTTATTTTAGGGGTTTTAGGTTCTAACCCATGAGTAGCCATTATTTCTCTAATATAGATGTAAAGGGCTTTTTTATTAAATATTTCAAGATTTTCTCTTTTCCTAAATAACTCTAATATAGCATCTGCTATTTTATCATCATTTCCTTTAGGAAAAAATACATCAAATCTATTTTCTACATAATCAATATATTCATCTATAAAATAAGAAAGATTATCTGTTATTCTTTCATCTTCTAATTTATAAGAATATGTTTCATCTTTATACAAATCATCAACAGGAGCGGATTGAACTCTTTTTTTATAATTTTTGTTATTATATATTATAAGCCAATTTTTAACTATAGTACCAAAATAGGAATATGCTTTAGCTCCTTTTTCAGGATTAAAGAGATGCATTTTAGAAAGTAAAAAAGTTATTACTTCATGTTGTAAATGTTCTATCTCATCTACTTCAGTATAGTAGAATTTAAACGTATGAATTATATTTTCAGTTAGTTTAAAAAATGGATAATGAATTTCATCTCTGTAAATATCACTTCTAATTTCTGAATTAATTTCATTGTTATATCTAACAATTGCTAATTCAGTATCTTTGGTAAAGTAATTTTTACTTTTAGGTTTTCTTTTTTTAGCCACAATCACTTTAGTCTTTTTACTTTAAAATCATTTAAAATACCTTGGATTTCCTTTATAGATTTAAAGAAATATCCGACTTCATCATCAGACTGAAATGCACCACTTTGGTCAACTTCCTTTAATTTTTTTTCAGAGACTTCTATAACTTTAGATAGATTATCTAAATATTCAAGATATCCCATTAAAACATCTTCTTGCTTTTCATTCTTTTTTAAAAGATTAATAGTAGTAAATAAAAAGATTACTACTAGCACTGATAAAATAGAAATTATTATTCCTTCAATCATAATTCTTCAAATAAATTTTTCAAACCTTCACTTTTAATAGAACTAAGAGCTTTAGTTTTTGAAGATTTTGTTTTAACTTTAAAATTGTCCTTTTTAGTTTCCTTTTTTCCAAATTTAGGTAACCATTCTTTTTCAAATTCAATTCTAGATGCCATTAAGTCTGCTTGATGAATTATAAATACGAGTGAAGTTCGAGGTTTTAACTCTGGCATGTAATTTTTTAAATAGGGTTCATTTGCTGGATCATATAACCCATCATGAAGTCTAATTGATAACCACTCGTTTTGGGTTAATTTAATGTCATTATCCACTAATAATTTAATTGATCTTTCTGGAACTGACATATATGCTAAAGCATCATTGAATTTATACATTTCTCCTAAATTCTTTTTCCTCCATTCATCAGTTGAGGGTTGATGAGCATAATTATCTTCTTCTCCCATTTTACCTAAATCATGATTTAAAGCAGAAAATACTAATTCTTCAATTGTATAATTTTGTTCGGCTCCAAAGTTACACCATACTTTATTAATTTCTAAAGCACCTTCAATTACACGATTAACATGCTCAACATACCCACCTGGAAAAGCATTATGGTATGCTTTTTTATGTGATGCAGGCATCAGCATAATTTCTTCTTGATGTTTAGTATAAAAGACAATTAATTTTTCCCTACGAGGGTCTGGAATGTAGGTATTAATATAACCTATAAATTTTTCCCAATTTGATTGTATTTGTTCTGCTGTTAATTCCATATTATTCTCTATCTATTATATCACTTAGATCTTGAATTATCTGAGTAATTTGTCTTTGGGTTTCGTTAACATCTTCTTTAGATCCACCTCTATGAATGTTCATATCTAATTTTTTCACCAAACCATTTAATGTCTGGATTCGATTTTGAGCTAATTGTTTATTTCTCATTTTTTAATTTTATTAAATGGAATATTCC